AATGGCTGATGGTGGTATGGCATATGGTAAGAAACATATGTACGCAGCAGGGGGTGACGTAAAGATGAACCCGGGACTGAAAGCATTAAAGAAAGCAAGTCCTGAAGCATTTAATAAAATTACTGGAAACTAATGCATCCAGTAGAACAAGACATACGTAATTGGTCACATAACTTTCTTGAGATACCAAACGTAAAGTTAAATGGATTACCACCATGTCCATACGCAGCTAAAGCGTGGGCAGATAATCAGGTGATATTTAGTGTTAACACAGGTCTTGAAGGTCTACGTGCAGAGATACAGATATTTGATAGTCACGATTACGACATAGTTGTATGGGCTGACGAAGACATGCCAAGCATGGAATACCTAGATGGTTTTTGTGATGGCATGAATGAAGCACTAAGCCTAGCAGGTATAGATTTGCACCTGATGGTGTTTCATCCAGAGTTTGATGCTAGTGATGCAGGTCTTGACTTTTTAGAAGAAGATGGTATAACTAGTAGTGATTTAGAATACTGCATGGTTTTTGTGCAGCGTTTGTCAGTGTTAGATGATGCTGCACTGAGTTTAGAGAAATCAGGATACTATAAACATTTTCCTGATGAAACATATGAAGCCTTGGTTCTTGATAGAAGGAGATTGCGTAATGGCAATGGGTAAAACAAAAGTAGCTAAAAAGAAAATGATGCGTGGTGGTGTTGCACAAAAGAAGATGCGTGGCGGTGGCATGGCTAAGATGGCTAAGAAGAAAATGATGCGTGGTGGCGTAGCAAAGAAGAAGTAATGTCTGATTTAAAGAATATTATAGTAGATGCTTACTGGACATTTTTAAGTCATCTATTTTTAAAGATAGCTAGACTACTTGGCAGGTGGAATGTAAAACTGCACAAGTGGTCAGTTATCTGTATTGATAAGGTACGTATTAAGTAATGAGTATTACTAGCTATCCACAATTAATGGGCATTGGTGGTGGAGTAGGATATTATCCATACTTCCTGCAAGTGTCACGTGGATTAGTTGATGGACATAAACGTGTCTTTAAGTTTGGATATAACGGTGTCATACAGAATGTAGAAGAGACTATTTGGGATGTAGGTGGTTTGTATGCCTACCCATCTAGTGCTGTAACAATGACAGCTACAAGTAGTGCTGGTGCTTCAGACGAGGATGTAGAAGTAACCATACAAGGACTAGACACAAACTATGACGAGTTATCAGAAACTGTCACACTTAATGCTTCAGGTACTGCTACTACCACTGGAAGTTTTCTTCGGGTTTATCGTGCTTTTGTGTCTAGCAGTAGTGCAAGTACTGGCAATATTAGCATTACTAATAGTTCTACTACCTATGCTTATGTATCTATTGCTGACCAACAAACTTTGATGGCACTATGGACTGTACCAGCAGGTTATACAGCATATTTGTTTCAGATAGATACTACAGCATTTACAATACAGAATAACAAAGTTGCTACAATACGTATGTTAACTAGAGAAGTTAATGGTGTATTTCGTACTCAGAATAAGTTTGATTTATTTGCAGGTTCATACCATCAAGACATTACTTGCCCACAGCCGATACCTGAAAAAACAGATATTGAGTTTCGTGCTATAGCTGACAGTTCAAATGCTGACTTACGAGTTTCATCTACATTTGATATTATATACATAGAGAACTAATATGGCAGAGACAAAGAACCGTACAGTAGGACTACAGCTTACAACTGCTAATCAAGATATATATACTGTACCTGCTAACTATGAAGCAGAGATAGATAATATCTACATCAATAATGCTTCAACAAGTAGTGTTACATTTAGCTTAGATTGGTACGATGCACAGAATACTACATTCTATACATTAGCTGAAACAGTAGAATTGCTACCAAATAGTCTGCTTCAGATAAATGATGACCCACTATGGCTTTTTAAAGGAGATAAGTTAAGAGGATTAGCAAGTGCAAATAGTGCAGTGACAATCACTGTTAAAGTAAAAGAAACCTATTTACCACAACGGAGTTAAGGAGATGGCACGTGTCTCTACAAAGAAAACCTCACAAACTGCAAAGAAAAAGAAACCGACTAGAAAGATTGGCCTTGCGAAAGGCGGTACGACACAGAGCAAATCGAGAGTTAACGAAGCTGGTAACTATACTAAGCCCACAATGAGAAAGAACTTATTTTATAGAATAAAAGCTGGTACTGCTGGTGGGGGTGCTGGTCAATGGTCGGCAAGAAAAGCCCAGATGTTAGCAAAGCAATATAAAGCAAAAGGTGGTGGGTACAAGTAAACTGCTACACACGTGAAAGGGGAGACACATGTTAGCAGAATTAGCGGCAGCAAATGCAGCATTCGGTATTATAAAACAAACCGTAATGAACGGAAAAGATTTAGCTAGTGCTGCACACAGTATTGGTGAATATATTGGAATCAAGGAAAAGTTAGAGAAGCAAGGTAGTAAAAAGAAAAATTCTTTCTGGTCATCCTTTAAAGGTAAAGGTGCAAATGATTTAGACGAGTTTATGGCACTTGAAAAGATAAGAGAACAAGAGCATGAACTTAAAGAACTGATGATGTTATATGGTAGACATCATTTGTGGGATGATTGGGTAGCATTTCAAGCCAAGATGAGAAAGCAAAGAAGAGAAGAAGAGGCACAAGCACGTAAAAGAAAAAAGCAGATAATAGAAGGTATATTACTTACTATACTTATTATTGTAGGATTAGGTGGTTTAGCTTTGATAGTTTGGTTTGCTATCTTCTTGAAAGGTTTATAATGGCATTAGCAAAATCACAAAAGAGTTTAAAAGCATGGACAAAACAAAAGTGGAGAACCAAATCTGGAAAACCATCAGCAGAAACTGGAGAAAGATACCTTCCTACTTCAGCGATACAGAGCCTTACATCTGCGGAGTATGCGGCAACATCACGAGCGAAACGCCAAGGAACAAAGCAGGGGAAACAGTTTGTAAAGCAACCAAAGTCAATTGCAAAGAAAACAGCTAAATTTAGAAAAGGAATATAAAATGGCTATCAACAAAATGAAACAGCAGCTAAAAAGACAAAGAACTATGGCTAACGTAGGTAATAAAATAAAAGCTAGTAAACTTGGGCAAAGAATAGCTAAAAACGAACGTAAAGTTATGACATTTAAAGACCCAGCAAAAAGACAAAAAGCTGCAGAAAGATTAGCAAAACAGAGGAATAAAGCTGAGACTAGATTTAATAAAAAATTAGACAAAAAAGGTATTAAACCCTTAACACCATCAACGATGCCAAGAAAACCAAGAGGTCCTGTTATGGAACCACCAAGAGGTGCAGGTATAAAACCTACTCGTAGTCCTTCTCAAGTTAAAAGACAGGCTTTAAAAAATAAACCTACTCGTAGTCCTTCTCAAGTTAAAAGACAGGTCAGAGGTAAACGTGCTTAATACGCTGATAGGACCTGTAGCAGATTTAGCTGGTACATGGTTACAAGGTAAAGTAGAAGAGAAGAAAGCACAGTCTGCTACTAAGGTAGCCAAGGCACAAGCTGAAGCTGTAGTAATGCAGAAGAAAGCTACAGGTGAGATAGACTGGGATTTGGAGATGGCTAAAGGTAGTCAGTCATCATGGAAAGATGAGTGGCTTACTATTCTATTTAGTATCCCATTAATCTTAGCATTCATACCGGGAATGGAAGAGGTAGTAAGCAATGGTTTTGCCCAGTTGGAAGCAATGCCTCAGTGGTATCAGTATAGTCTTGGCATTATTGTGGCTGCTTCTTTTGGAGTACGTAGCGCAACTAAATTCTTCGGAAAGAAATAACAATGGCTGCAAAGACGATATTAGAGTACAAGATTCTACCACGATTAATGATGCTTGTAATGACAATAATGTATATACGAGTGATTGAGTGGGGCATTTCATTAGATGACATTAGCACACAACAGAGTGCAATGATATCTGTAGTTAGTGGTGCAATGACAGGTGCATTTGCTGTTTGGTTAGGTAGTGAGAAGAAATGAAGTACGATAGAGAAACCTTTATAAAGAAGCTGATTGACGGAGAAGGTCTTGTGCTAACAGTGTACCAAGATACGCTAGGCATTGATACAATCGGCATCGGAAGAAACCTAAAAGACCGTGGCATTAGTAAAGCAGAACTTGACCATATGGATATTCCAAATATGGATGTTGTATACGAGCATGGCATTACAAAAGAAGATGCGGTCTATTTAGCAACGAATGACGTACAGATTGTCGAAGAAGAACTATGCCGAGCGCACCCTTGCGTGGATAGCTTAGACAGTGTACGTCAACTTGTAGTCATGGATATGGCATTTAATATGGGTGTGCCAAGATTAAAGAAGTTTAAAAACATGTGGGCAGCTATCCATGACAATGACTTCAAGACTGCCGCAAAAGAAATGCTTGATAGCAGATGGGCAAGACAAGTAAAAGGACGTGCCACACGTTTAGCCCACGCTATGGCAACAGGAGAAATGAAGTGACACGACAATTAAATGACAGACAAAAAAAGTTTCTTGCAGTTCTCTTTGAAGAAGCAGATGGCGATGTAGTACAGGCAAAGAAGATTGCTGGGTATGCAGATAACACACCGACAACTTCTATTGTCAAAGGTTTGAAA